TTACAGCAGCTTGTCTGTCATTGATGTCAACGACTGAAACAACAACCTGTCTGTTAGCATAGTCTTCCATAACGTTTACCAACCTGTCATTTATGTCAATATCAGACCTCAGAGTTGGTATAACTCCACCTTCTGCAAACTTGTACTTTGGTGATGCAGATGAAACAGACTTCCTGACATTGCCACCGTAGAACTCAATCATATCATCAAGGTTAATCCTCTTCTTCTTGGAGTTTACATACTCAAGAAGCTCAACATTCCTTGACGTTGTGACCTTGTTTGTGATGAACTCACCACCTTCTACTTCAGCTCTGCCTCCAAGAACCTTGACACCACCCTGGGCATGAGACTTTCCTTGGATGACACCACCATCACCATATGAAGGTATGTTCTGTGAAGCCACTGCTGCAATCTGTGCTGCGCCTGCTGCTGCTGCGAGAGCCATCATAGGTATTGCTGGTATAGGCCACTTGTTAACTGCTGCCATAGATACAGCCATAGCTGCATTGATGTATGCTTGTGCCAAGTCCATCTTCTTCTTTGCAACAGCTTGGTCATGTTCCAGTTTCTTCTTCCTTTCCTCAGCCTTTTCCTTTTCCTTCTCAATCTTCTTCTCTTGAGCAAGTGAAGCTCTCTGAGCTGCCATTTCAGCATTGAGGTTGTCAATCAACTGTTGTCTTCTGTCACCTCTTGCTGTTTTAAGTTCATCCTCTATATTATTGACATCATCAGCATACTTTTGAGTTATTTCCCTTTGTTCATCAAGCATTTCTTCATACTTCTCAATGTACTTCTGCTGTTCATCAATTTGAGATTGATACTGGTTCGATGTAATCTCTGATAATGAACTTAGAATCTGATTTGCAGCTTGTCCAATCGCTTGTATGTAAGGCTGTATTGATTCAATAAACTTCGGAATAACGTCATCTGACTCTTGCTTTATTGAAACAAACATTTTCTTGAACTCAGCCATAAGGTCATTAAGCTGTGACTTAATGGTGTTCATTGCTTCTGGCTTTATGAGTCCTTTGCTGAATGCTGCATTAAGGAGTGCTTGCTGGGTTATTATTTCGAATATCATAGCCTTAGCAGCATCTTCAATCTCCTTATACTGTTTTTTGGTCTTAGACACATCAACCACACCAAGTTTGTTATAGACTGGTTGCTTCGACATAATTTCGTTTATCTTGGACTGTGCATCCCTAAGATTTGTAATCTGATTGTCGAACGTCTTCTGCTGCTCTGCTGATATTTGATTGGCAGTGTCTATACTATTCTTCTTGAGTTTATTATTGGTGTCATCGGTAATCTGTACAAGCTTAGTATAATGCTGTTGCCTCTGCTGTTCCATCTGGTCGTTAATGACCTTCAGTTTGTTCTTAAGTTCTTCCAGTGATTTTCCCTCAGAATCGTTCCTAGCCTTGAAGTTCTTTATTTCTTCCTCAAGAGCTGTCTTCATATTTTCAAGAGGTAACTGTGCTGCCTGGTATCTCTTTTCCTCAGCCTCAGTAGCTGCATCTGCTGCGTTATTAATAATAACATTATTGAGTTTGCCCTGTTCAGCAATATTCTTCAACAATTCCTGTCTGTAGTGCTTATCGTATTCCTTTTCAGACTTCAACCTGTAGTTAAATGACTCTGTAAGCGTCTGATTTACATTCTGTGTATAGTTTCTAACATAAAGCAGTTCATTTGCATACTCCTTCTCAACAATAGCCTCTACCTTCTTGAAGGTGTCTTCAAGACCCTTCATATAGACAGCCTTTCTCTCCTCGTCAGTCTCCTTGTAGATAGCCTCGCTGTAATCAGAAATGTCCTGGAAGAGCTGTTTGTCCTTATCCTTTACATAGTTCAACAGGAACTTGTAATATTCATCAGCCTTCTTTGTAGCTTCAGATATTCTAAACAGGTTCTCATAACTCCTTGCAAACTCTATCTTGGTGTCATCAACCTTATAGAGCTTTTTAACCTCCTGGGTCTCACTGTATGATTTTAAGGTGTTTCTGATAGGCTGGTCATTTGACATCTGTTCAAACGTATTCTGGAGTTCAGCAATCTGATTCTTCAGCTTTGTATCCTTGATTCCGAATTCAACATTCGATATGTTGTCAGCAGCTTGCCTTATACTGATTTCAAGTTTCTTGATGTAATCGTTAATCTCCTTGAATCTCAATGTTGCATAAGACCTCTCTATCTGCTGTATGGCGTTACCAGTCTTTCTACCATTCTCCTTGAGTTTGTTGATGGTCTGTCTTTCCTCCTCATCAAGTTGTCTGAGCTTCTTGTTGAGACCGTCTTGCATAAGTCTTACTTGCAATTGATTAAGAATCCTCTGTTCTTCCTCAAGTGCTTTCTTTGTCTTATCGGTATTCTTCTCAATCTGAGGAGCATAATTACCAAGTTTGTTATCCTTGTTGTGTTGTTCAATCTCTTTATCAACACTTTCAAGAGACGTTGTAATGAATGAAATTAGATTGTTTATCTCTGTCTTTTCAGCATCATAACTCTTTCCGAACCACTTATTCCACAGTGAGTCATAATCACCACTTGCTTTCTTAAAATCAATCTGGGCTAGTTTGCCATATGCAGCAGTTAGTTCATTGACAAGTGCCTGTGCCTTTGCTTGAAGTGTCAAGGTCTTGATATAAGCCTCACTCTTCTTCTTCATCACATCCTGCCACTCTGAAACAGACTTGTAAGTACCAAGTGTAGTACCGAATTCATTATTTAGCTCCTCTACAAGTTTCTTCTCCTGTTTTTTAGAACCATTGAAGTCATCAAGCTTGTTCTTATAGTGGGTAAGTTTTGCCACACCCTCACCATAAGCCTTTGCCATTTCTTCCTCTACATTCTTCTGTGCCTGTTTTGCATCTGAAAGTTTGTTAAACGACTCAACCAAGTCCATAACCTTCTCAATCGCAACAGATATAACTGCGATTATACCCAGAGACACAAGACCCTTAAGGGCTGTTGAAGCTAGTTTAATACCTTTTGCAGCAACCTTTCCAGCAGTACCTGTACCAAGCAACGCCCTGTTGAATATAAGAAGTTTTGTAGTACCCTTATCAATGCTAGCGGTAAACGGTTTTATCCAACCACCAACACCTTCCCTTGTACTAATCTGCTTGTTAAGCGTTTCAATACCCTTAAGTACATTCTGCAATGCAACCAAGTTCTTTATGGACTTTTGTATTTCAGCATCATCAACACCAAATAATGCCCTTATACCTTGACCAACATTGGCAATAGCCATAAACCCTTCCATTGTGTCTAGAAGAGTATCCATTGACTTTGATGACTTCTCCAAGTCTCTCAATTCGGAGTTTATCTGATGTAATGCAGACCTAAGTTCCTTTGCACCTTCAGCACCCTTTGGAAGAGCCATTAACTCATTCTTCAGAATCCTTGCAGCTTCTCTTGCTGATGAAAACTCTCTTACAACACCACCAATTTCAACCTTATAACTTGTAAGACCTTCAGTTGCCCTCTGGTAATTGCCAACTGAACGATTGAAGACACCATACTCCTCCTCAAGTTTCTTGAGTGCTTCTGTAATCCTCAAAATCTCTTGTGTCTGTTTCTTGAACTCATCAGTTGAAATGTCTGTTGTGAAATGCACTGATTTAAGGTCTGCCAGCTTTGCCTTTAGTCCTTCCATTGTATTGGAATAAGAATCTGCTTGCAACCTTTCTTGAGCTGCTATCTGTTTTTGGTCATTAACAGTTTCTTTCAATACGTCTTTTGCAGCAAGGTAATTCTGGTAAATATCCTTGCTGTAAGCCTCTCTCTTCGCATCAATCTGTTCAATCTGCTTTGAGAGTTTTTCCTCTTCTGATAATGAACTAGCTCTAGACCTTGAATCACCTCCACTTGAAGATGCTCCAACCTTTACATTGCTAGTTTCAAGGGTCTTTATACGCTTTTCCAACTGTTCAAGCTGATTGCTAAGGGCTTCAACAGCATCAATTGACTCTTTAACACCATTGATTTGGATTGTATATGTACGTTTTCCGTCCATAATATTTGTTTTTTTTAATTATTTTTTATATATTTGCACTAGTAATAATCTAATACTAAAGTAAACATAATGTGCAGGGAAGAATTAATTGACTTTAATTGCTATGAAATGAAAGAAGATGGGATTTATAGCAAACATTACCACAAAATTTTACAAGGTAAAACACATCAAGAACATTATAGGATAGTAAGATTGAAGTGTATTGATGGTAAAAAACGAGATTTTCTATACCATAGAGTGATTGCTTATTATTTCATACCTAATCCTCAAAACAAACCAGAAGTTGACCATATAATACCATTATCTCAAGGAGGTACTGATGATGCTTCAAATCTTCGATGGGTTACAAGTAGTGAAAACTCCAGAAACCCATTAACACTTTCAGCAAATATTGAAGCACAACATAACAAAAGAGTGTATGCTTATAAAAACGGTGAGCTTGTAGGCGAATGGGAAAGTGAAAATGCTGCTGCTAGAGAATTGAATATTAACCAAGGTAGTATTAATAACTGTGCAAAAGGCAGATGTGAAACTTATAAAGGGTTGCAATGGTCTTATGAACCACTGTAACCCTTTTAACTTAGATTTTCTTAATCATCTTCAATGTGGTTAGATTGTTTCCACTTGCATCATATCCGCTAATCTCAGATATGTAATAAAGGTCTGAATCATACTTTATTAAAGCTCCATTCTTCAAATCCTGGTACTCCTGAGGTGTCAGATATGCCTCAACCTTCACGTAGTTCGATGAAAGCATTGGATGGATGTTGAAATACTCTGTCACAATGCTTTTCTCATTGTCCTTGTAACTCAAATTGAAGTCGTTAATGTAGTTCTTTGGATACATCAAGTACACTGTTTCATGAGTTCCATTGCTAAGCACTGAATCCAGCCATACATAGTCTGTTGATGGTATCTGCCTATACCAGAACCTCTGTGCAAATGAATAGCCGTCATGCTTCATAGCATCATCATAGCCATATCCTTCAGCCATATACTCAGATTTCTCAATCACTGGTATTCTTATTGTCTTTGGATTACCTTCAGTCTTATTGAAATAGTCGGTAATCTGCTTGAACTCAAAGTTCATATACCAGGTATATGAGAAATTGGTTGAAGTCTCTTGCTTTGAGGTCTCATATGAGTCATCATTAAGCTGGATTACAGTAAATCCACTCTCTCCATACTTGAACCAGTCATCATCATTGATATGCTCCTGTGGAACTGATAGCTCAAAACCATATTCCTCGATATCTGTCTTGTATTTGACAGCCAACGACTTAGGATATGATATGAACTCTGTATCAGATTCATCCTTGTTAACCCTGTTATCGATGTCTACTGCATATACAATGTCCTTCTTGACACCTTGGTTGGTGTTTATCTCAATATTGTTGCCCTGTTGCACAATATCCAGGTTAAAAGCCTTCTGTACACTTGAAATCCAGTCACTAACCTTTGTTTCATCGTTTGTGAAGTTGAATAGGTTAAGGTTTACTGGGAACTCAGTTGCAGAATAATAATTCCATCCACTGTCACTCCTAAGCAATTCCTCACTCCTGGTTGACATTGCCTCAATGGTCATGCTACAGTTAGCTGAAGTGGAGTATTTCTGACCCTCATAGTCCCTCTGGATTGCACATAACTCCAATATATCATTCTTATTGAGATATACACAGCAATGGATTGTACCGTTCATACTGTTCTGATATACGTTTATGCTGCAATTTGGAGAACCTTTATATGTGTTTGAGCAATAGTTGGTCTCCTCAACCACTGTATTGCCACTTGCATCTTTGTTATATAGGTTAAGACCGTCAACATTTGCCATCATATGGTTGTTGATAGTTGAAAGATTGCTCCAAGACCTGCCATTACGCATAACTGATACAGTACCGTCTGACATCGTTGAGAAACCACATATGAATGCAGTTGAAACAACCTGGTCATATGGCATTACCTTGCCATCCTTGTGCATAAACCCATAGGTGTTATATGAAGTTCCACCAGCCTGACCATTTGTTGTACGACCAGTGTCTCCTCCATTCATATAATCACCATTTCCGAATGTTCCAGCCCTTCTACCACCATAGTTATGACCACCGTTAACAGAAGCACCACCACTGCTATTACTGCTTATATTGCTTTCAACTGCTGAATTTGTCAATTCATTACTCTTTGTAGGAGAGTTAGAACCGTATAGCGCCTGGTGAGGGAATTCTGTTTCCCATTCAACCTTGTTTGAATATGTTGCTGATGTATATGAGCCACCTTCATAGTGGTAAACATCTTCATTTGGGTCACCAGTGAAATAAGTAACGTTTTTCTTACCCTTGATTAACTCTATATTCTCATCATAATTCCTTATGAGCTGAATCTCAAGTGGTGTGAAATAGCCTCCCTTCCATTGGTTGAATGTCTTATATAGCTGTTTATCATACTTCTTGAACTCAAAACCCTCATAATAATTGGTATACCACATTGGAGCTATGAAATTAGTACCAGAATCCTTCAATGTTGCATTAACTGTAAGGTCAATCTTGTACCAGCCATCAGCAGGAATCACAATAAGGTGCTCATTTGGGTCTAAGATGTAATTGTCATGCGCCATTGTCACTGTCACTGCACTGTTTGAGGTGGAATCAAGCATGTTCCAGAACATAATGGTGTCAAGATTGTACTGAGCCTCAGTTGTTCCTTGAGGACGGTTACCAGGACCACACTTCTCATAAGGGAACTTAAGCTCCTGCTGAAGACCTCCAGTTGTGTTTCCATGAGAATACTCATTCCTTCCCCTTGAGAAGTGAGTTCCACCATATTCTCCTTGCGAAGTATAGTTATTCCAAGTAACATTCAATGACAACTTTCCAAACTTTGGATTGCCAAGGTTATAGATTGGGACTTGTTCCTGTGCAAGGTTACAACTAGCGAATATATCCTTGATGAACGGGTCTGAGAAAACAGAACCACCAACTGTATATCCCTTGTTCTCAAAGCATTTTCGCATCTCCTCAACAACATTCAATGATGGGTAGAATGACTCAACCCACCACTTGTTGTACTTGTCAATGGCTGACTTTGGTGTATAATCAGCTCCAACTGAATCTGCCCTAACATAGTTCTTCTGGAACGCACCATAGCTTACCAATGGGAAACAATACTTTGAGTTCATATTTGCATTGACAGAGTTGATTGTTGGAGCACCACTGAAAGGCACATCCCAATGCATATCAGTAAGCTTGTCTTCGCCAAATATCTCATCCAAGGTATTTACCTTGATGTTAACCAGGTTGCAAGTGTACTTCTTGGTCTTTGATGAATACTTCTGGATTGTAAGAGAACCATCGAATATCAAGTTGCCGTCAGCATAGACCATAGCCTTGTACCTTGCATGGAACTTATTCAACTTTGCCAAGTTGTTTGCATAATCCAGGATTGTGTCATTCACCTTCGTTGAAGGTATCTCAAACGAATATGAGTACTCAGCTTGAGTCGTTGTGGTCTTGGTTGGATTGAAAATTACATTGTTAATCCTAAGGTTAAGACTTTCCTGTGACTCAAGCTCAATCAACTGGTCATTTACGTATAGCTCTATGTAGTGTTGATTTGAAATCATAATTTTAACTTAAATCTGAATATTCGTAAGTAAACGTTGCTGTGTATATATCATTGTATTGGGCATCCTCAGTAACCTCCAATGCCTTTGGAATGATGTAATGGCAGTTTCCGTTAACATATGTCCATATCTTCTTGCTCCTTGCAAGTGAGTTGAAGATGTACTTTCCCTTCTTCTCCATCAGGTGAGACTTGACCTTAACTGACTTGCCAATCTTTGATGAATATATCTTCTTCCTCTCAAAGGTATCACCACTGTCAGTGTCATAGTCGTAATAGTCAAATATGTTCTTCTCATATGTCTCGATTTCAATTGAATCACTCTCACTTGAAGTGCTAGAGAAATCAAAGAAACTGATTCCACCATACTCATTCCTCCAGAATATCCTCTGCCATCCCTCTGCTGAACCCAATGGTCTTACAATCTGGAATCTAATCCTATTGCTATCTCCACTTGAAACTTGAATATCACAATATGCTGCATTGGTATACCATCTACTAACTGGTATTGAGTATTGCAAATCTTTAATGATTGGATTTGATGTTGGTGTCTTAACCATATCTTGTCCTGTCTCCAACACATTCATTGCACTGTCATATATCGTATAATTGACTGAGAAACCATATGCAATGTTACCACCAGCAAGCACTGAATAATGAACTGTCCTGTCCATTGTGTAATTCAATCCTCCTCTGTCATATACCTTGTTATTGCTGAGAATCATACAACTGGTTGGAAGGTATTTCTCACTCTGGTTTGCCAGGTATCCGTATGTGGTTAATCCACTCACCTCACCAAGTGATGTGTACAGCCCATTTGATGCAAGCTTGTTAACCTTCAAGGTATAAGGCAATATCGGCTCATTCTCCTTCATTGGCTCTGTCAATGTTGCCAATACTGGTGTAACGTCAAACGAACAATCATCACCATACCAATTCTTCTCCAATGTGGTTATGTAGTTATCACCTTGGTACACCTCAACGTCAATCTTGGAATTGAAGAAGTTATTGCCACTCTCATCAGCACTACCGTCTTCCTGTATTCCAACCAACATATAACTGGTAGGAATGTTCTTGTCAATGTTGGAATTGAAGCTCTTCCTTCCAATAACCTTGGCAGTCAGTATGACAGTATCACCAGAGGTGTTAGTTGTACCAGTGGTGATGATATAGTCAGCAGCAATGCTTCCACAACTCCTCAGTGCCCTTGCAATGGACATGGCAGTTGAAGCTATGTTTGTGCTAACATAGAACTTCTTGTTCTTGGCATCCTGAGGCGCTAATACATTCGAAATAGTCTCACCAAACAATGTGAAGTAGTACTGACTGTCAGCAGATACACTCCATCCACTGTATACAACGAGATTCAATCGACCCTTTGTACCAGAAACATCCTCCTTAACTGAAAGAATGTTTGGCACTTCACTGAAAGTTACAATGCTCTCATTCCTCTGTGCTCCATTATATAATATATCCATTATGTGTTAAAATATTTGTCAATTGTTTCCATTATTTTGTCGAATATCTCATCTGCCAAACTATCGTTCCACTCATCATCAATCTCCTCAAATACATACTGCATTATAGGTCTTGGTCTTATGCCATCCCTGGATATTGCCCTCCTAATAAGGAATATGGTAGAATTGTCAGTGGATATCCCCTTGCTCTTGCACCATCTCACAATTGGCTCAACTGGAGGAAACTTAGCTCCAGCCCTTCTTCCACTCTCAATGTATCTGAGATAGTCGTTAAGGATGATGTCGAATATCAAGTCACCGTCATTGGTTGCCCTAACACTCAATGTATTGTATAACTTCGAATCAACAAGAGTGTTTCTGCCAACCTTCTGGTTTATTCCCTGGTTGCTGGACATCACCATCCTAACAATAGTCATCAAGTCCTTTGAGAACTCCATTACAATCTTACCTATTTCCATCAGCAATTACGATTTCTTAGCAGTTTTATTGGATGAACCTCCAACTCTCCAACTTCACTAGTTGGGACATCAATATCCTTATCTTCTTCTGGTGTATAAGGTTCATCATTAAACCAATCTTCGTATTCACAAAGATTAATTGGTGAAACAGCATTTAATACAACAGAAAGTTTTACACCAGCATTACTTTGTGCTGTGTATCTGTCTAACGTCAAAATACTCCAATCGTATAGTGATATTAAGTTTTGGAATTGTGGTGCGTTGTCGATATATGTTAGAAAATTAACAGCAACATTATAGCACACATCTTGAACATCAAGTGCAGTGTTTCCACTAGTACCATCAGCAAATCCCAATATATAAACCTCAAATGATATTTTGTTTATATTGGTTGTCAAGTTATACTGACTTAACGAAATGTTGTCGATATAACATTGTATTGTCTTGTTATTATGTTGCTGGTTGTTTAAGTCATCACCTTGATATTTTACATAATTAACACCTTTGAAACGACTTAAAACATTAATTAGCGTATCAACTATCTCTTTGTAGTACATATTAATATCATTTTTATAAACATAAAAAAAAGGCAAACTAGTGTTTGCCCCTTGATTTCCTCAAAGTCTCCTGGAACTTATCTTCCTCCCTCTCAACTTCTGCCTTCTCAATCATATATGAGAGATATTGCAGATAATCATTTAAATAGAGCTGATAGATTTCTCCAATTTTCTCAATTCTTTCATCGCAGACCTCATAGAGCGTTTTGAGAGTGCCCCATTTTTGTGCAAAGTCTCGATATGCTTTCGAGTGAGGTCTACCTGCTCCCTTACTGTCGAATACAATAGGGTATGTTTCCCTAATACCAGCCATAAGTTTAAAAAAAAACTGACAATTGGCATCACTTCCATCATTGGCTGGCACTCAAACAACTCAATCCTGGAAGGCAATACCTCGTTCTCAAAGTGACTGTCATATATCTCACCCTGCTTCCTGCACAATATAGCCAATATTGCAGCATAGTTGTGAACATCACCCTTCATAGCCGTCTCAACGGCAATATATTCACCAGTCTTCAACTTCTCCTGGACATTAACCTGATACCTCTCACCATTTATGTCAATGTATGGTCTTGCCTCACCATATTCTGGTGCATCCTGAAGCCAAGACAGCTCATTCAACAGCTTGTCAACGAAATCAATTGGCAATTGACTTATCTCCTCAACAGAATGGTCTGTGAACAGGTTCAATACCTCCCTCACATCAAACTGTTTATCCTTATCAGAGTAATATCTCTCAATATCCTGGAACTGCTTTAATGTTAATTCATTCCAACCCCTTGGAGTTTTCCACTCACCATAATCCTTAATCACCTCATCTGCCATATTATATGTACAATTTTTGCTTTGTCATTACGAAATTCAACTTATTTTCACCAGTATACCTGAAATCATACCTGCATTGCAAGCATATTCCCAAGCTTGTCACAGTATCATCATGATATCCTTCCCTTGCAGCATACGTTATATTGCCTCCCTTGGTCAATTTAAAGGTAAAAGTGGATAATTCGCTGTATAATAGTCTATTATCCTCCTCGAAATGTATCTCATTATTGGCAATATCAACAGCCAACATTGATATATACTGCTTCTTGCTCTCATTTGTCGTTGTGAATGTGTAAAAATTGCTCTTCCTGTGCAATTTCTTCTTAATCTCATTCGCCATAACCTCACCAATGCTGTTATTCTCGATATATGTTGCAACTGGATTATAATTGTTAATTAATTTTGCAATTTTCTCATATTTTGCATCCAATGTTCCATCAATCTTATGCTGCCTTACCTCATTCTTGTCATTGATGACTGTTAGTATTGTATTATCCTCACCAACTGAAGATGGGTCAATCCCAATCCAACACTTTCCTCCACTGTATGAAGCATTAAAACAATCAGAAAAACCTGGGAATACAGTCAATGCGTTGTCAAGGAACTGTACTTCGAATTCTTGTTGCCATGCAAGTGGTGGATATCCCTTCTTCAATGCCTCAATTTCCTCTGAAGTAATCAGCGTATCATCATATATCGTTGCTGATAATTCCCTGTATCCCCTCTCACCCTGGAATGCCTTGAGATAGAGGTCATAATACATGCCCTGCTTGCCATTTGGAGTACTAATTACTAGAACTTTTGGCTTTCTTGCTTTGATAATTGGGAATATGACGTTGTAATAAGGGTCTTCACCTGAAGACAATTGTGTCGGAAAGAATGCTGCCTCGTCTAATACAAGAAGTCCTGATACCGTGTTACCTCTGATAGATGTTGGTGACTCCATTGAAAAGAACTTCAATGTGCTTCCATAGACTGAATCAATCTTCAAATCTGAAGCATTAGCCTTTGCAATAATACCAGTGCCTTCCAATAACTGAGTTAACTCTGAAAAAACCTTCTTACCTTGTGCAAATGTTGGTGAGATATATGCATTGAATTTATTATTCTTGCATAGATATTCAATCATCATTATCTCAGCGAATACCGTCTTACCACACTGTCTTGACCACCTTGCAATCAGGAACTGGGTATCCTTGTCATGCAATATGGAATAGGCTTCCTTCTGCTTTGGTGTTAGGTCTATGTCAAAGTTAATTCTCATCTGTCTTCTCAAAACCAAAATTAATGGTTATGCCTTCCTTGTTGTTGTTAATCTGAATATTATTCTGTGGCTTATCCATTGCAATGCCTGTAAGCTTCATTATCTTATCCAGGGCTACAACTGCATTATACCTGTCATTTGCCTTCACAGCATCAGCATATACACTCATAAGCTTGGCATATATATCAGCTCTCATTTCCTCAGCCTGTGCTTCAAAGTCATATTGCATCCTCTGGTATGCTGCTGCAATATATTCCTGTGATGTTCTCTCTTTTAATGGTCTCTTCTGATTCTCATAGCATCCCTTCATGAGCTTTTCCATCACATCACTCTTGGTCATACCATTAACAAGGTCAACATAAACTTCACTTATCACAGCATCAGTGCTAAGCCAATTAGTTATATTGTACCTACCAGCTTTTACTTTTGCAGCCTTCCTTTCCTTGAATGTTGGCAAGCTATGACTCTCTGCTGCAAAATTACTCATAGTTATTTCTTCTTTGCTTTCGATTTAAGGGCATTTCCAGCCTCTACAATCGTTTTATTTTCCTCCTGTGGTATATTATCCATCTGTTCATTTTTTTCGCTCTCCAAAGCCATCTTTTGCTTGAAGTGATTTAATGCATTCTCAAGCTCTGTTACCCTTTGTCGGAGACAGCTACCACAGTTTGTAACAGCTGCATTCTTACCCAGAACCCTATTGTAGACAGCAGTTAGCTGTGCTCCATCACAATAGAAGCCTTTGTTCTTAATCTCAATGAACTTCTCTACCTTCTTAACATCTTCGTCTGTAAATGTGTAATTCATTTGTCAATTATATTTTAATCGTCTTATTTTTCTGGTCTATCCACATTGCCAATGCATTCATCACTGTCAATGCAATACCAACCGTTCCTATAGTTAAACAGTTGAAACTAGCCCAAATGGTACAATATATGGCAATCAATGACCAGAATGTAAGACATAACCTACATATCCAGGGCTTATACTGCAACCATTGTGGCAATCCCTTTACCTCTGTTATATACCAGGCTGAATAGTTCACAGCAAAGAATATAACGAATACTGTAATCACATCAAATAATATCTCCATACATCGTGTAAAATACCTTCCTTATTTCCTCCTTTGTAATATTAGCCTTGACCCATCTCATCACATCTATCACTTTTCTCCTGGTTGCCTTTATATGCTTGCAATTATCAGCCAGCTTCTTAAACGTCATACCTGGCATCAATGTCTTTATCCTGTACAAATAGAAATGCTCATTGTCAAACTCCTGTTCAACTCTTGTCATAATGTACAATACGCTAAAATCCTTCCATAGGTCTGATACCAGCTTTGTATGTGCTGTGTCATGGTTGTCATTATACCAGGTTTCATATAGTTCATTAATGTTATCTGAAGTGATATTCCAATCTCTACATTTGCTTCTGCAATACCTCTTTTCATTCATTATGTTATTCTTAAACGCCATGAAGAAATAATTCTCGATTCCCTGTGGTGTTGTGTCTGCTAGCTTGCCCTTTTTAACGATTGCATCATAGCATTTCAGTATTGTATCTGAATAGATGTCTTCATCCCAGTCATAGTGATGTTCCTGACAAAACTTAAAATATTTCCATTTCAATTCTGTATAATGGTCATTAATGTAGTTGATAAATGTATCCTGGTCTGTCATTTGTCTTTTTTTTCCAATAAATATCTTTTCGTTGAATATCTGAGACAAATGATTAGACAAAAATAATTAGCTTAATATTATCCCTTTGATATTCAATTGGTTAGGCTGTTTTCAGGAACTATTGTAGATGAAGTTCCATACTTTTAAAAGATAATCGTCAATCCCAGTAAATAAAGGGTTGTTAACATCTTTTAACTATATGAATGTGAGACAATTAGAGGAAAAATAGTACCTTTGTTGCGACATTTTACAAGACAAAATTATGGGAAGAAAAAGCAGTGCTAGTATCAGGTTCGTTCAGAAGATGAATCGTCAGATGAAGGATGGGTCATATCCCATTTACATCGTTGTATGTTTTGGTGGTCGTGTAGAGAAAGCCACAGGTGTATCATGTCTGGTCAAGTACTGGGACAGTAAGAGGGAGGAGATAAAGCGAGGTTGTCCCAATGCTCCAGTATTGAATAAGATGTTATCGGATATCAAAACCAGGATTATTGAGCGAAAGAATGAGTATGAGTTTCATCAGAAGGTTTATACCCCTGCAATGTTGATGGAGGATGCTGTTATTGATTTGAATGGCAAGAGCAATGTATTCAAGGATATAATGGATGAATTGGTGAGGAATCGCAGGCTGAAGACGAAGACATCTAATGCTTATCGTTATGCTTATGATAAGGTTGTTGAGTTTTCTGGCAAGGAGAAGATATTGGTGAATGAGATTACCCTGGGGTTCATCAAGGATTTTGTCCGTTGGCTTAATCTTGGTGACAGTACAGTAAGAGGTATATTGGGTAGTATTGCCTCAGTGTGGAACTATGCCATAGACAAGGGTCTGGTATCTTCGTCTGACTATCCTTTCCGTGAGTGGAAGTTCACCCAGAAGTACAAGCAGAAGCCAAGGGACTATTACCTGGACAAATCTCACATTATTAAACTGATGGATTATTGGCTTAACCTTGTTATTGTTAGGAATGGCAATATGTGGCATTACAAGGATGGTGCATATGAGAAGCTTGGTGACAGGAACAGTGAGGAGTTCGGCATATTGTGGTTTCTCTTGATGTACAAGATGAATGGTTCAGCTCCAGTTGAGATAACCAAGTTGAAGGTTGATATGTGTCAGAGGATGGTGATTAATGGTGAGGAATACTGGGCTATTAACTTCAAGCGTCAGAAGACTGATGTTGAGGTTCGCATCAGGTGGAAGAGGGATATGTTCTGCATCATTGGTCTTGAGCATTTCCTTGGCAGGTCTACTGATGGTTATGTCTATCCCATCAAGATGAAGGATACTGTGGATGAATGGAAGATGCTGAAGGATTCATGGCATTGCAGTGAGAACGCCATTAAATGGGTCAGGAAGGCATTCAAGAAGATTAATGAGGAGACAATAAGGAAGAACGTTAATGAGGGCTGCAATGAGCCATTGGTTGAGGTTGAGAGGGTTGTGATGTATACGGCACGTCATAGCTTTAGTAACAATATGTTGTCTACTCCTGGTATTAGTGTGCGTGACTTAGCCTCAATGCTTTCCAGAAGCCCAAACACTATCAGTACCTACATTAAACAACTTACCAGAGACGAAGATATCGCTGAATTGTCGAAGAATATACCAATATAAAAAATGGGAAGGATTAGTTTCCTTCCCTTCTTTTTCTTATCTTGTCTGAGTTTCTAATACCGTTTGCTTTTTTAATCTGTGTATCCCCATAGTTCATATTTTCCCTATGTGTTAAGAGTTCGAGGTTTGACAATGTATTGTTATTCTGATTCAAATCCCTATGATTTATCTCATATCCTTCTGGAATATCACCATTGAAATATATCCAGAGTGCAGTGTGTATATATAGGCTTCTTTCCTTTCCATCCACACATCTGAGTTTTGTCTGGTAATATTTCCTCAGTTTCCCTATTGGGTAGCCTTCAATCAGTTTTCCAGTTCTCTTTGAATAGATACCGTTTTCTGTAAAGTCATATTTGCTGGTATCTATCATCTTGTAGTATTTGGAGTATTTCATACAACGATTCCGAATATATTGTCAAGTTTTGTTAGTATATCCCCTCCGAATCCATTTCCTTCTACCTTACCTGTTGTGTAGTTAGAAATATCACCATCTTCTGATGGGTTATATCTCTCAATCATCACAAATGATTCTCCATCTTCAAGAATAAAAGGCACTTCCCCATAATCTGCTGCTCTATTCCTGTTATCAACCAATTTAATTCCTGCATCTTCAAATTCCTTGAATCTGATGTCTCTTGTAAAATAATAAGTTCTCATATATCTTTTTTCAAATAATTAGTTATGGTTTCGTCGAAAAAGGAAACCAGGAAAGTTTTAAGTACTTGTGCTTCTCTAACTCCCTGGTTTCCAACAGTTAATAATGTTAAAAAAAATACAAATATGAAACAATCTAAACTAACCTAGTGCTTCTATCAATTCTTTTTTTCTTCTCCATCGTTCTTTTGCTGCTTCAGAATACCTTCTGCGAGTTTCATCAGACATATTCTGTTTAGCTAGACTCATTTTTCTTTTTGTTTCTTCAGAACAATGCTTACCATAATTAGGATTTAATTCACCTTTGAATTTTCCTGTCAAAGATTTGATTCTGTTGACTACAGACAAAGGATTGTTCAAATTATCTTTGTGTGTTGTAATTCTCAAATTCTCAAGTCTGCTATCAGTTCTGATTGTATTCAAATGGTCAATCTCATATCCTTCTGGAATTTTGTCATTGAAAGCCTCCCACACCAAACGATGGACTCTTAATGTTTTTCTTTTTCCATCTTTTTTCAGTCCAACCTCTAAATAACCATTTCTAGAATTTGGTCGTAGTTGCATCATATACCCTTGTATATGTCTTAAACATGGCTTCCCATGAGAGACAGTTTCTACAACTCTTTCGAGTGACCTAACCCTTCCTTCGTTGGATACTTGGTAATATCCTTCATATCCCAAAACATCTTTCCAAATTTCCATCATTTAATACTGTCTAAAAATTCCCTAATAAAAGTTCTTTCCAATGTTGCTTGTGCTTGAGGTATAAGTAACCAGCGTTCTCTGAACTTTGTGAATAGGAATCGTTTGAAATTTTCTATTCTCTCTTGTTTCTTCGCTGCTTGGTGTGTTACCCTTCCGTCATTATACTTTACTTCATACTCCTGTCTTCCTATCTGTCTGGTTGTCGCTCTTCCCATTGTTTATTTGTTGTCTCAATCAATGTTATTTGATTCTGGATTGCTGTTCTAACCCATCCCTTTGCTGTTGGCAGTTTGTTTCTGAGCTGAGATAACCAAGTTTCATAGAACTGTATATCATGTTCGATGGTTTCTTCTGTTGGCTTCTGTTCCTTCTCCTTTTTCTCCTTTGCCATCACCTTGGCTGCATATCTTGCCTTGGCTGCTTCAAGCATTTTGTTTTTATGCTCGTAGTAATACTGTCGTCTGTATTCCAGTATTGCTGGGTCAGTTCGTGAATTAGGATTCCTTGGTCTGCCCATTCATCAGTTTCTCATTATCTCTTTTAATTTTCCACTTCATGAGGATTTTTTCCCTATTCCTGTAGTAGTAGTCTCTTGAACGTTTTTTGCTCTCTTCTGGATGCCTCTTATACCACTGCCAGTCATTACCACATTCTGCTGTCTTCTTTGCCACCCACTTATCTAGTGCTCTGTATGTGCTCATTCGGTTTTTCATGAACTGGTAATGCTTTTGTTTTTCCAATTCCTCCCTTTCTTCTAGACTATGCAATGGAACATAGCTGAAGATATAGCCCATATACCTTGGTAGTGCCCCTGTGGTGCAACTGGTGATGTTTCCCTGTGATTTGCCCAGTTCTCTTGCTGCTTCTGCTGTGGATGGAAACGTGGCAATCAGTGTGAGGTCTTCAGTGTACTGGTATACCTTTTTCTTTCTCTCTTCAGTTGCCCTTTGCCTATTGAGCTTCGTCAACTCATTTGCTGCATTTTCCTTTGCTGTAACCCACCTTAAATTATCTGCTGTTGGCTTTCCTCCCATACTAACTGGGATAATGTGGTCAACGTGTTTTCTATCGGTTGGGTTTGGCACAAATGCCTGAGCTACCAGTCTGTGAACTGCTATTCTCTTTGTCTTATTGAGCGTTCTTTCTTCGCCTTCTACCAGGTTTACATACATATATCCTTTTAGTTTAGTCTGTTTCAGTATCTTGCCTGGATTAGATTTTGATGTGTAAGACCTTACCCTACCCATGTTTGATACTTCATACCTTGGATAACCAGGTATCGATTTCCATTCTTCATTTGCCATTGTCTAATTTAATTTTATGTCAATTATTTTTAATATTATCTATATATTAAATATTAACAAAAATTAAATTAAATTCAATAGTATATAAAAAATATTTTATATATTAATTAAATAAAAAATTAAAATAAAGAACTGGAGGTGTTGTGCTCTCTTGCATACTTTCCTCCAGCTCCTTTAATAACAAAATAAAAATTCATTATGACATCTGGATGAAGAACCATTCTTTAGTGCAAAGATATATATTTTTTGTGAAAAATACAAGTAAATCACCAACTTTATTTTGTAATAATTTAATATTTTCTTTTCATAAAACTTGTTTTTCTCATATTTTTTATATATCTTTGCTTTAGATTATATTTATTATCAGTAACTGGTTCGAAACAGTTGCTTTTATTCGGTCAACTGGGTAAGGAGGGTTTAGTCAAGGGTTTTAAGTTCCCTCCTTACCTTAAACCAAAAACCCTTGAAGACTAAATAAAAACTTAAAACACAATTAGATGAACAAGAAAATTGAGGAGTGCGAGAACCAGGAGTTCTTGCCACAAGAAGTGGCTGATAGCAAAAAAGCCAATTTGGACACTGCACAGAAGAATCTACTTGGAACACTGTGCTTCTACTACCTTAACCACAGCATATATGCTGCTGAACACGATGGTTGGTTTTTCAAAGAACAGAAGATACTGTTCGAGGAATCAAATCTATCTCCAGCTGAAGGCAAAAGGGTGTTATTGAAGCTGATATTCAAAAGGCTTGTAGAAAGAGCATCTGGTACAAATCACAGATGTACACGCTATAGACTATGCAATGGTATCAGAGACTTGATGCCACAGAACCCAGAGATTAAAACTGAGGTTGAAGACTTTGAAAAAATAGCTAATGAGCCACTAGAAGAGAAGAGACGAGTTGAGACGAGTAGAGACGAGTCGAGACGAGACGAGGAGATAAATAAAATTGTGTCTTTTGCACCTCTTGGGGAGGGTGCAACGACACAAGAAAAACTTGTACCCTTTAACGAGCTACTGGAGCAGTGGAAGAGTGATATTACAGAGGCAACCACCATTGATGAGTTGGAGAAAAGTAGGAATAAGTTTGTAAACAGTGTAGATGAGAGACACCTTGGTGGAAAGAAACTGTCTTCAATGCCAGGTGTCAGAGAAGTCAATAACTACTATAATGATAAGTGCGGAGCACTGAAGTACTCCAAGTATATGAAATAAAATTGGGTCGCTTTGCACCTTTGGGTAGGTGCAGCTCCATGATAAATTGGTTTATGCTTCTGCGAAGCAACCTTACTCCCAGCTCAATTAGTGAAAACTTATCAGACCCAGCCCGCAGGAAAACCAAATATATATAAAAAAATATTTGTAAAATAATTAACGAATTATTTGTTTTTCTAAAAATAAATATATATCTTTGCAGTAGAAATGGGATGACATATGAAGACAGTAGATGAACTAGAAAAAGAGCAAGAACAATATACATGCTATGACATGAAGTGGTGGGAGCTGGAAGAACAGATAAAAGACCTGTTAATAGCCAAATCCCTTGGAAAATAATTTAAATAAATCATTATGATTAATGGAAAGACAGTTTTTAAACTTAAAACTGAAGTGCCTCCTTCCAGTGGAGGTTTACAAGGTAGCCGACATTCTAATGGCTACGCAGAAGGAAGGGTACGTGACGTACTCTACAATTAACACAAAGAGCTTACATATGCCTCAGGAGGCTGTTGAGAAGGCATTACAGACATTGGTGGACAGGCAGATATTTGACAGTCCAGTGAAGGAGGGTAAGTTCTACAGGTTCAGAATCAATTCAGAGAGTCTTAAGCGTTACAACGACTCCAGTTGGGATGACATTAATAACGCTCCAGTAATGAGGTTGGCAGAAGATGTTAAGTTCACGAAGGAACAAGCTCCAGCAACATCAGAGTTCTCTCAAGAGGAATTGATGGTAGCAATCAAGGCATTAAGAGCTGCCAAGGCTGCAAAGGAGAAGAAAATAACAGGTGAAGATGACCTACCTTGGTAATGGCTTGCTATAAGCGTTACCAGTATTACACCAGGGAAGGTATTAAATGGACAGATTTCTTTTTGTGGGATTCAGACATAAGAGACCCCTGGCAGCT